GATGCTTTGATGGACTTTAATAAAATGGGTGAATATCCTGGCTTCAGGCTGTCTCCAGTATCTATGCGAGGTGGAAAAGGTAATTTTGAGAATGATGCAAAGTTTTACAGACTAAGTAGTCCATTCGGAAGCAATAAGACTGGTCCAAACAGTTATACCTCTAACCCTAAGCCACCATATGTAGAGACATACACTCCTGGTGGATTTAGCGTTAAAGAAATCTCTAAGATTATAACTAAGGATAGATCAACTGCAAGAGCTCTCCAGAAAGTTGTTAACAAGGCTGGACTCAGAATTCGTGTTACCCCACAAAACGCACCTACAGTTGTAAAGATTTTGGCAAATATGTTTGGCACAAGATTTGAAGATGGAACTACTGGTGCACCAACACAATCAAAAGCTTTTAAGCAGCTAACAAAGGTGCTAAGAAGTGCCCCCGCTCCATTAGCAAAAGAGTTTCAGTCTAGAGTAGATTATTATAATAAGATCGACCCAAAAACTCAGTTACCAATAAATGAAATACTTATAAGAGAGAATGAATTCGTAACAAAGCTTGGAGCTAAGTATGGATTAGACGAAAAGGTATTGGGCAGCTTACGTGGTGCTCACCTGTCGCATATCGAAAAGGATTACGAAAGCAGGCAGGCATTCGGAAAGACATTTCAGAAAAAGAATTGGATATACCAGAACCTTCAGGCTGATCATGCAATGGTTAATAAGGCTCTTGATGATATGTCAAAGACATCATCCTTTAAGGTTTTGATGAATGACTCTGAAAAGAATATTGACAAAATTGCAAAATCTTTGGGCATCGATAGTGCTGTAGCAAGAAGAGAGTTTAATAGACTTAAGGGCGGAGCACACCCAACAACCATAGAAGCCTATAAGCTTTTAGGAAGAATTTCTAAAGACTTCTATACTGCAAATGCAGGCTCTACAAGAGCTATGGTTGCCACTAAAGAAGCAGGTATGCTATCTGAGTTCATAGACGAGCGTTTGGTAGAATACAAGAAGTCACCAGGAAACTCATACCTAGGCAGACTAGCCTCCATGAGGATAAGCCCTAGAGATGCCGCCGATGAAAAATACCTCAGCCAGGTAAATGCCCAGGCAAGAAGAAAGCATGAAGAAGTTATGGAGAGACATGCTGCCAAACAAGTAGCTCCAAAAATAGGAAAACCTGTCTCTCCAAAGCCTGCTAAGTCAGAAAAACCTTCTCCAAAGCCAGGGAGAGCTTCAAGGCAGCAGGCAGCTATCAGCATGGCACAGCTATTGGGTAAGAGATATGCAAATGGTGTAGTATCTGTTCCAGGACCAAAGGGAGCTGGCGACGTAGTTCCCGCTATGCTGTCACCAGGAGAAGCTGTAATTCCTGCAAAGCAATCTGAAAAGTATGCACCACTAATTCAGCAAATGGTACATGGAAAGATCCCAGGCTACTTTGATAGCAATGTTCCTAAGATACCAGGATTTGACACTAGCGGAAGACCGCTACCGCTAGATCCACTTGGAAATTCTCAAGGTACTGTGGGGGCAAGACCAGGAAAATCACCTTTCTTGCCAACTGATGATCAAATAGACAAGTCTGGAAAGAGATTTGGTCTTCGTGCTTTTTCTCCTAAGACTGTTGCAGAAGGTGCAAAGAACCTTGGAACTGGTTTTGTATCAGTAGCCAAGAAGGCTGCTTTAGATGTTGCAACTAGGGGACAGTTGTTGTTGCCACACACTGCAGCACCACTTAACACTTATACAGACCTTGCCAATGGTAGCGTTAGAGATAATAACAGCGGAAAGGTTTACGCAAATAAAGATGAGATGGTGCGGGATAATGAGCGTAACACAAATATTAAAAACGCAAGGGTTCCTGGAACATCTTATATGGTTCCTTCTGGTAGTGGAAACAAGGTATTCACGTTTGACGAAAAGGGAAAGGCAAGACCTGCCACTGCAGAAGCAAAGCAACAATTCTTAGCTCCAGCAGCATATGGCAGAAATGCAGCAAATCAAGATGTAGACAAAGACGGAAAGCCAATACCTAAGCAAACGCTAAGGCAGCGTTATGGCAATGCCATGGGCAGGACAACTGGAGCAGCTGGTGGTGCAGCAGGAGCTGCCATGATGGGTGCCATGATGGTCGGTATGAGCGATAGCCCAATGGCTAAGATGGCAAATGACTTAATGCCAGCTCTAATGGTTGCCTCAATAGCAATTCCACTTATGGGGTCTTTCGCTGGAGCAATAGCTGTAGCAGTTGGTGCTGTTATTGGAAGCATTATGCTTCTAAATGCAAAGTTCGATGACGCACAGAAAAAGGTTCTAGAGTACTCAGAAACCATGAAGGCCAGCCGTGAGGCTATGCAGACTATTGCTGAGTTTGGCGGTAACGTTACTGCATCTGAAGCAATGGACAGAAGACGTGCAGAAAGAGACCGTGAGCTAGGTGCTGTAGCTGGTAAGACAACTTATGGAGAAGCATTCGTTCAGACTGAGGCTGGTAAGAAGCAGACAGAGGCATTAGCCAAACAGCTTGCCTCTGGAGATAGAGAGGGTAGCGTCAAGGATCTTACATCTCAGCTAACATCTGCAGTCCTATCTAATGCAATGACTTTTTCGCAAGCCACATCAATGGCAGGTAATCTTGCAAAAGAATCTGGAGATGCCTCTATTGCAATTGACGTAATTGCAAATATGGAAGAGCTACTAGGTCCAAACGGAACAGATCTTTTGAAAGATCCACTCCAGGTTAGAATTAATGCTTTGCAGGCAAACCAAGATGCAATGACACAAAGCTTGGCTACTGCTAATGCAAACGTAGGACCAGGGTACTTTGGTTCTGCAAGTGGTTCATCTGTAGATAGAAATACTGGAGTTATAGGAACTGCTTTGGGTGCTGGTGCCGCTGGTGCAGGAATCGGTGCCCTTATTGCAGGAGCTCTAACTGCTGGTGTAGCTGCCCCGCTTGGAGCTGCAATTGGTGGAATCATTGGAACTATTGGTGGTGCAATTGCTGGCTTTGCAGCATATGAAGAGGGTGTAGCAAACTATGGAAAGCTTGGTGCTGCAGTAGCGGTAGATGCAAAGATAGCATTAGAGCAAAATAAAGAACTTCTAGACTCTATGGATATGTTCTATGAAAAGAAAATTAAAGAGCTAAAGATACAGGGAAAAATTAACGAAGCTAACGCCATGCAAACTAGATATATGGATGAGCGTAAGATTCTTACAGACCAGATGGCAGCTATGAATCAGGAAATCCTAAATGGATTTAATGAAAGCCCAGCACTTCAAGAATCACTAATGAGCGGTGCTGTAAAGGCAACTGATGCAAAGTACAAGGATGATGCAGATCAGTTAGCATATGTTGATGTTGTACGTGCTCAGGCAGATCAGCTTAAGCTTGGAGAAGACCAGCAATACCTAATTGAACTCAAGATGTCTTCTGGAGAAATTCCTCCAGCGACTATGCGTAAGCTGATGGATATGGCAATGGGAGATGCAAAGTCGCAGGCAGCAGTACTAAACATCATTACAAAGTTTTCTGGAGACGTAGCAGGAAGAACTGCAGAGCTAGGAGCTATGCTAGGAGACAAGGATCTGGCAAGAAAGCTAACGCTAGAGGTAGATGCACAGGAGTCTGACGGAGATGCCCAGGATCTTCTAAATAACATTTCTGAATTAACCAGGCTTGGCCAGGTAATTCCAGCTAAGGTAGCCGTAGACTTCTACCTAGCAAATTCAGCTGCATATAATAAGTTTAATAAGTTAATGGATACAATCAATGAAAAGAAGCCAAAGACAATAAAGGCTGTTCTTGAAATCGCACCTGAGCTAAAGGGTAAGATCAGTAAAGAGGATGAGGCATACTTCAATACTCTGTCTGAAGATGATAAGGTTGTATATACAAAGACTCTAGTCTCACAGCTGTATGTCCCAGAAGCTGATATTATTGCATCAGAAGACTACCAGAAGTGGCTAACAGAAGACGTAACTATTGACGGATATAAGTACGGTGGCAAGCAGTATGCAGGCATGTCTGACTCTGTAAAGGTTGGATACTATAGAGCTCATGAAGCTTTTAAGGCAACCCAGGGCTCAGCAGCAGCAGCACCAAAGACTCCAGGCGGTGGTGGCGGTGGCGGTGGCGGAGGCAGAAATGAGCCACTTGATGATCCACTATCAAGACTAAAAGAAATTAGAGACTCTAGAATTAATGCCAAGGGCGGAAAGAAAGAGCTTATGAGACTTCTTGGTGGAAATAAGGACATTACTAGATTCACTGGAATGGAGCAGCTTCTAACACAAAAGGGCGGAAGCTCTGAGTTTGTAGATTACCTGATGGGGCTAGACGAGGCTGACCAAAAGAAATTCTTTAAGACAAACAAGAAGACAGGTGCAATCACTCTTACTGACCAGGGTACAGCAACTAAAAAAGCCTTTAATGAAATTGCACTTGGTGAATTCCAAAATGGAATGGCAAGAGTCACAGTAGATGTCAATAACCAAAACGTAGCACTTCAGAGACTAGTAGCCTCTGGAATGTCTGTAAGTGAAGCCTATGCAGCAGTAGAGGATACTGCATTTGCAGCAGCTGTAGCTACCAAGGATTTGAGTAACGAAGAGCTAAAGAAGATAACTGAAGAGGCTAAGCGAGCAGAAAAAGCACTTCGCCAGTTCGAAGCCGTAAGAACACTAAGGGAAGACGTTACAAATGAAAATAGGGATCTAAGAGTAACTGAAAGATTTGCACAAGGTGCTACTAAGTTTGACTTCGCACAGCAGCAGGCCATCCTAGAAGACAGCAACCTTCGTGAAATTTATGGACAGTACTTGGCTGGAGAGATTAATACGCTTCCGCAAGAATTTAAAACTAGACTTGAGCAGGTTGTAAATAGCCTTGAATTTAAAGAAGGCCTATTTACTGACGGTCTAAACAAGGCCATGGATAAGTTTGCTGCTGAAGAGCGAGCTATTGACATTAAAGCAGAGCTGTCTATTGTAGGGGATAGAAAAATTGCTGAAGTTGCTCAGAATGATATTGCATTACTGCAGTATCAGATTGATGACTATCAAGCAGGACTTCAGGAAATTGCTTGGAAAGAAGAGGAAATTAGCAAGTCCTATGAAAAGAAGTATGAGGCTCTAGACAGAATCGAAGAGGTAAACCAAAGAATCACTGCTCAGCAACAAAAGCAGCTAGGTCTTGCAGATGCTCTTTCACGAGGTGACATTGCAGCAGCTGCTAGAGCAGCACAAGAGATGAGAGATCAGTCAGCTCGTGACGCACTTAGCTCTCAGAGGGATGCTCTAGAGAGGGCACAAAAGCTTCAGACAGATGCACTCCTGTCCAAGTCTGGTATGACAAGGCAACAGCTTGATGACAAGATCCTTGTAAATCAGAAAAAGATTTTTGAAATTGAGGAAAGCCGTCTTGAGCCAGCACAGGAAAACATCAGAAAGGCAGAAGCTGCTGCTAGTTTAGCAAAGCAAGACCTAAAGGTTGCTGGCAAGACAAGGCTAGAGTGGGATCAAATTTCTAACGGAATTGAGCTAGCGAGAACTAGCAGCGAAGAATATACAAAAGCTATCAATGGCGGATTGACAGTCGTAAAGGACATAGAAGATTATTACAACACTAAGCCATCAGATAGGCAGTCTAATGTTCAGACGCTATTCACCAATGAGCAGAACGCTGCCACAAATGCCAAGTTTAACCAAAAGCCAGTTGCAGTAGCTACTGGTGGTCCAAGCTCTGGTGGTGGAAGTGACAGCGACAACGGAGATGGCCAAGACGAAGACTCAGTCCCCGACACCACAAAGAATGTCAATGTCCCTAGCGGAGTAGACACAACAACTCTAGCTGGAATTTTAGCTGCATCATCAATGAACTTTCCAACTTCTGGTGCAGATGCCGCAAGAAACGCAACTCTTTACGGTGGGGACGCAGTTAAGAGAGACAACTTCCAGCCTTCTGGAGCAGATGCAGCAGCAGCAGCAGCACAGGCAAAAAGAGAAGATATCTTAAAGAACTCTCTTGGAAAAACAAAGAATAACCCAATTATTGCTGCAGCCCTAACAGCAGGATCTTCAGAAACTTCTCCGCAGACCCTTAAGGTTCCAGCAAACAGCTTCTTTAAGGTGCCAGTTGGTTCTACTGTCTATTCCGTTAAAAGGTTTGGAGCAAGTTACGTTTTGAAGTATGGAAAAAAGCCAGGAAGCATCGTATACTCTAATGGAAAAACAGGAGCCTGGAGTACAAGCAAGCCAGGTGGGGCATTCGGAAATGTAAAGCAGGCTCTAGACAATATCTTGAGGGTGGAATCGCCACAAGGAATTCACAAAGATCACTATAAGACATTTCCTGCAGACTCCATCGGATTTAGTTCTGGTGGGCTTATGGCTACAAGGTTTGTATCAAAGGGGTCAGACACTATCCCAGCTATGCTAACACCTGGAGAGTTTGTAATGAGCAAGTATGGTGTTGAAAACTTTGGTGCAGATAAGCTAAAGGCTGTAAATAATGGAACATACAATGGCGATTCCATGTATAATTATGAGGTAAACGTTAATGTTCAGACTGACTCAAATCCTGACCAAATTGCCAGGGCAGTTATGAACCAGATTAAGCACATTGACTCTCAGAGAATTAGGGGAAATAAGTTCTAATGACTAGTGAAGCATACCTACTAGGACGCAAAAAGTATCAAAGACCGCAAGGCATGCTTTGGTCTGACAACTCTGGAACGGTTGTCAATGGGCTATACATTCCAAATGGTCTTGAGGTAAATGCAGATCCAGACGGGGAAGAAGACCAAACACTGCTTGATCAATTTATGATTCTTTCGGATGACAATAGATCACCATTAGACTTTAAGCCTCAGAGAATAGAGAGTAGAAAGAGAATGGCTAACGGCAGAATGCGTTCATACCACATTGCAGACAAGATGACGCTATCTACTTCGTGGGAAATGCTTCCATCTAGGTCATACGCACTTAGGCCAAACTATAGCCTAGAGGACGGAAAGTCCCCATATGCAAATAATAACACACTAGAGTACACCACTGATGGCGGTGCTGGCGGTGTAGATATTTTAAAGTGGTATGAAAACCACAAGGGGTCATTCTGGGTATACCTAGCATATGACAAGTTCTCATCCTTTGGTGAAAATGATGAAGCGTATGAAAAGCTGCCACAGTATAACCAGCTTATAGAAATGTTTATTTCTGACTTTAACTACTCTGTTGTAAGGCGTGGTGGTTCTAACTATGACTTTTGGAATATAAGCGTAACGCTGGAAGAGGTCTAAATGTTTCAAGATTCAGACCTACAAAATCATTTAGAAACTAGCTCTACAATAAGAACTCAGTTGGCAGCGTTTGCTGAGTGGAATATGAACATTGCAGAAAATATTGCCCTCATAGGTAATTATAGGTATAGGCCAACAGATACGCCTGGTTCAAAGTTTGGGTTGCCATTAAACTCTTTTGATCCAAATGACAGTGGTAATTTTTATACAGGTGCAACAGATGCTGACATTGTTATCGATGGAGGTCTTAAGGATAACGATACCCCAGCGGTGTTTAAATCTAAAAAAGAAAAAGAGGCACAGCTATACTCTTTAGAACAATGTTTTGGCAAATTCCGACCACGTTCAGGAATCAACAAGCTAAGGTACTTCCAAGATAAATATACACATCATACAAACATTAATATGATTCGTAGGCCTAGGTACTATATGGCCCATAAGGATGATAGCTTTAAGTATTGGTCTTCGTACAGAACAGAAGTAGATGACAATGATGTATCGCACGAGCGTGGTATTGCAAATAAACTAAGAAACGGACAGCACTACATTGATGACGTAGCTCCATTTATTGTTTATAAGAACGTAGTTCCAACAAATAGAATTGTAGTCAAGATGCAGACCAACGTTGGAGAGATAGATCTTGGTCCATTTAGAAATCAGGTTGGCTCTTTCGCAGATCCGTTTTTTGGAGATAGAAATAAAACTACACCAGTAAAATGGAAGGTACAAAGCCTAAGCGATAATAGCTGGATAGACATTGCTTCTTTTAATCCCAATTCTGCAAGAAGAGACGGATCGCCAATCATAGGGTCTGATGGCTATGTAGAACTATCTTATGGACTAAAGGTTCCAGAAAGATATAGAGACATCTTTATTAAGATGGAGGAGTACCGCTCTGAAAGCTTGTTGCCAGAACAGTCTTTAAATGGATATGCATATCTGGTTAAAGATAGTGAATCCGATATTGGAACATATCACATTTGGATCCAAGGAACTGGAGACTATGAAACATTTGTTCCAAGTTATGGCTGGTACTTAGAAGAGGGTTCTATAGATAGGCTTACCAACTTCGTTACAAACCTAACTGAGCCAAGCACCTTTACCGATCCTTCTACTGGACAGACTTATTATAGGGAGTTCCAAGAAATTTCTGGAATTAGAATAGTAGTAGAAACTATGAATAAGGTAGATTCAATATTTGACCTCATAGAGCTATCCCCTAGATTGGCAGTTAACCTAACAGATAAAGTAGAGTCTTTTAACGTAACCAAGGCTGCATCAGATTTGGGCAGCAGTGGTATGCCAGTTGGCCAACTCCTTGCTGGTACAGGATCAATAACACTTTTTGATTACGATCTAGCATTTAGTTCTATAAACGACAACAGCATAATTAAGAATCACCTAACTAGAAACATTCAGATAAAGCTCTTTGAAGCCATTCTTGATGTAGACGGGTATGACTACTTTGTTCCAATTAAGACCATGTATTCTGAGGGCATCCCAGAGCTATCCAGCTCAGACAGATCAGTGTCCCTGACGTTAAGAGATCTATTCTTTTACTTTGAATCCCAGTCCGCACCACAGATACTAATCCAGGATGCTTCTCTTAGCTATGCGGTATCTCTATTGTTAGACTCAATTGGATTTAGTAATTATGTTTTCAAGAGAGCACCAGGAGAGTCTGAAGCAATTATTCCATTCTTCTTTGTGGCACCAGGGGTGACAGTTGCAGAAGTTCTACAAGATATTGCGGTATCCACACAGACAGCAATGTTCCTTGATGAATATAATAATCTAGTTCTGATGAGCAAGGAATATATGATGCCGTCAGAAGAGGTTCGTGGTATAGATGTAACGCTATACGGAACAAAAGACTTTGAGGTGGATGGTGCAATTAGCAATAAGGCTACTAGTCAAAAGCTTGCAAATATTATCGAGATAAGCTCTCAGCAAGACGATGTATTTAATGACGGATATATATCATACACTACTAGGTATGTTCAAAGATCATATGGAACAATTAGACAAGCCTCTATGATAGATCAGGACAAGACTTGGATATATAAGCCAGCATTGCTTTGGGAAGTATCTGGAACAGAGAATACTAGGTCTGTAAATGACGAAGTCGGTAATCAGTCTGCATATGCTCTAGCTGCCATTCCACTACAGACTACTCTGTCTAGTACAGTTCCTTCAGTAAGAAATGGGGTTGTCGTAGATAACATTATGGATTTTGGTGAAGGTGCTTATTGGCTTACACGATACAATGGATATTTCTATGCAAATGGCGAAGTCATCAAGTATGATGCGGTAGAGTTTGAGATCCCAGGAGTTCAGACTACTGTTCTGCAAACAAATACTAATGGTCAGCTATCAGCAGAATCAGTTTCTTCTGGAGGAATTGGCAGAGTTTGGATTACAGGAATACGAGAGTATCAGAGGTACTTCTCTCAAATACCATTTAATGGAAAGATGTATCCGACTGGACGTGTAAGGATCTATTCAGAGCCAAACTATGTGGTTGTAAACGGCACTGAGAGGCTCTCTGACGGCACAGTAGCCAAGCATGGTCGTGGACAGTTTGGAACTAAGGTTGTGGCTCATGAGGCAGGACTAAACCCTTACTGGACTAATAATGAAAATGTCCGTGGATGTAACATGATATCCTCTGAGCTATTCGGAATGCAGTCGGATAGTCTGGTAGTTTCTAGGGGACCTGCTGGTGTAAGCAACTCAATTGCTACCGAGTCAGTAAGGACTGGAGTAATTAAGAATTTCCTAACGTACGACCCGCAAAAGGAAGGGTCAGCAAACCAGGCTGCCATTGCTCCAGGAACTATTCAGTCATCTGCCTTTGTTATGACTGGACCAGCATTTAGCACAACAGAAAAGCCGATAGACTTTATTTCTTATGTTCACAAGCCACTACCATCTAAGTTTACTCACTTTGGTACAAGAATGAGGATTGTGGGAAAGCTTGAAAATAGTGATGACAAGACGCAGTCACCGCTTGGAGCATATACAGCATATGTTGGAGAGCCAAAGAAGGCAAGCCAAAATGTTATTATATCTGGTGCTAGCGGTGGTTTAGCTGTATTACTTAATCCACAAACAAACAATGGATACTACTTTGAACTAGTTGCACTTAGCGAGAACAATGTAGAGTCATACAACAATGCAGACACAATCTACAACATGATGTTTTATAAGATAATGAGTAGTGGCGGAAACTCATCTGAAAAAGCAGTGCCTGTCACTTTATGGCAAGGACTTTCTCAGATTCTTGTAGATGATGGAAAGTTTACTGGACAGTATAGGATGACATCCGAGCAATACCCAACGGTATACGATATTGCTGTAGAGTATCGAGACATTGGATCTACAAGAAGATTCTACCTATACGTCAACAATAAGCAGGTGGCAACAGTTGATGATAATAGCCCTTTGCCAGTCTATAACAGTATGGCAATGTTTGTGCGAGGTGGCTCACGATTGATGTTTGAAAATATTTATGCAATTTCAAATAACTATTCTCAGAACACTGCATATGCCTTAGACACACCAGTAAACGCAGTATTTGCAGAAGAGGAAATAAACGTAAATCAGTCCTTTAGAAAGTATGCTATGAGTGGTGTGGTTCAAGCTAGCTATCTTACTGGCATTAATCCTAGCGAGCCACCAAAGTATAACATGTACTTTGAGGAGTTTGGAACAATCATGAGGGAGGCAGCATACTTTAACATTAGATATGACAAGGCATACCCTGCACTACATGCAAAAATGTCTCCAACATTTAATGGCATTAAGGGGTACACCGTTTCTGGATTTGTTGCAAGTGCTTATGGTGCAGAGTTCCTGGTATTTAATGCCACAGATACTATCCTTAACCTAGATGAGACTAGCGGAAACTATCTAAGAATTCAGGGCGTGACCTTTACACAAGAATCTCAGCATGAGCTTACCGTAGATGAATACTTCTCAAAAAAGAGTGACTTTTCAAAGCCAGAGTTTGAAGGATCTCAGCTAGTGTCTTATCCAATAAAATCTAAAAAGGATTATCAAGATATTAAGGCTAGTAGGCTAAGCCAAGGAAAGAATGAGTTTGTCCTAGAAGCTCCATATATACAAAGCCATGACGATGCCGATAACTTGATGTCTTGGATGGTTTCTAAAATAATGAAGCCAAGAAGAAGTCTTGGACTGCGTGTATTTGGAATGCCAGTTCTTCAGTTAGGAGATGTTGTAAAGGTGTCCTATTCAGTCGATGGTGTTAATCAAGCTGCGGAAGATAATTCTAGATTTGTGGTATATCAAATTGATTACTCAAACTCTGTAAGTGGACCAGACATGCAAGTATTCTTGAGCGAGGTAAAATAATGGAAACTAGACCAGACTATCCAACCACACAGACAATTAATACATCTAATGATTCTGTAAAGATTGCAACACCAGATATTATCTTGATAAAAGACGAGGCTATAGCTGCCCAAATTATGACTGATTTAATCTTCCAAGATATTGGGGGCCAGGAGATAATTAACATCGCCAGAAACGACATGATAAATGGTCAGAATGTTATCTATCAGCCAATAAAAAATATTACCAGCTTGTTTTCTCAATATAATCCACAGAATATTCTTTCATTACAAAGAACTGATAGAGATTACTTTAAGAACTTTGCTATTAGCCTAAAGGACAAGCTGCCAGAATGGCCATATATCTATGTACTAGATAATGGGGATTTGGTGATTGAAGTAGATAATATGCTACCGTCAGAATCCATTGAAGTTCAAACTGTATCTAATGTAACTGTTCTAGATGATACAATATATAGTGAGGAAACAATATGATAACTAATACTGGAAAAGGAATTCTTGCTAAGTACCTGCTAGGACAGGCACCAGCCTATGCGTCTTACATTGCAGTAGGATGTGGACCACAGGCACTTTCAAGCGAAGGGTCTGGATTTACGCCAGAGCAAAAAGAAGAATACTTTGCAAAAAATTCTCTAGATTTTGAGATGTTCCGTGTTCCGATTATATCTAGAGGGTATGTAAACGAAAATAACGTTGTTAAGCTAGTACTAACTGCAGAGCTACCAACCGAAGAAAGATATGAGATTACAGAAATTGGAATATTCTCTGCTGGAGCTAACCCAGCAGTAGGAGCTTTTGATAGTAGGACTCTCTATACATTTGGTAGTGGAGAAGGCTGGGAATATCACACTAATAGTGGAGTAACAGAAATTCAGTATGCTATTAATGGAGGGCCATTAGATGAAGATGAAAATGATAACATAATCTCGGACAACGTGGCATCAGCATTCTATACAAATGCTGACAATAGAATTTTTACTAATGAGAGTAGGCTTGTTAAAAATGAAAGGTGTAGGTTTCTAAACGAGCTAGTTGCTATAGCTGGAGACAGCTCAGCAATACAGCTAAATGAGCAGAGCGGTGCGATAACAACATCTGGAAATCACATACACCTAACAGATGCTAGCATTAACCTAAACAAGAATGCTCCATCAGATGAGCTTAGGCTTGCCTTCTCACTAATCAATAAAGATGGAAGCCTAGATGAAGATCCAGATAATGTTAAAATACTTGTAGAGTTCTCGTCATCAGACACAACAGAGTCTGGGGAGCATGCAAGGCTATTGATTAATATTGACAATGATTCCTTTGACGGCGAAGCTAACGACTCAAAAGACTTTTCTTCGAACAGGTATTTTGTTGTAGCAAGACAGCTACAGGAGCTATCTTATACTTCTGCATTTAACTGGGAGTCCGTAAATGTTATAAAGGTCTATGTCTCTGTATCTAAGGATGAAGAAACATCATCAGACTATTATGTATGTCTAGATGGCCTTAGACTAGAAAATCTTTCTTCTAATAATCCACTGTACGGCTTGACTGGATACTCTGTGATTAAGAATAACGACTCGCTACCAATTGTAAAGGCTCCAAATACATCAAACTTTATAGAGTTTAGACTGTCTGTGGGTGTTGAGTAATGGCAACAAAAAGGGTTATTATTCCTAACTCAGAGCTAATACCAGTAGATGCCAACAATCAATATTTAGTAAGATTTAGAGTCCTATCTGATGACAGAAATAGGTTTTCAGAATGGTCTCCAATTTTTTCTATTGCTGGAGCTGGAGTGCCAGTCTTGTCAGAAGCAAGGGTGGCATCCTTTATGGTTGGTTCTGTTGTTAATATTGTTTGGGAAGGCTTACCAGCTGGATCAGAATTCGACATATTCGTTGGATATGATGGGGATCAGCCTTCATATCATGGCACTACGTCAGAGAGCAAGTACCTATTCATTAGTTCTGCCGAAGAAAACTATAGGTTTGCGATTCAGGTATCATCAATATCAAAAACCTATGATGAGTTTTTGCAAATATTTGAGTCTGAACTGATCGACGTGGTATAATAGCAATATGGCAAACATCCCTCTACCAGAACGTGGTCAACCAGTAGACCTAACATATATCTATGCGATTGCAGAAGCTGTAAATCGTCTTAGCCAAAATGCAGTTTACTCGGCAAACAAGTTTCTGTCTGTTGATACACCTGGAGCAGGTGTTGGAAGACAGGACTTAAAGATTACTGAGAGTCGTGTTGTTGGAGCCTATGAAGAAGTTTCAAACTCTGCATCAAACTTGCAAGGATCTGAAGCAACATTCTTTCACAACTTTGAGGGTGCTGGGTTTAAGTATCCACCAATTGTTACAGCTACTCCAGTTAACGTTTCTGGAACCGAAGCTGGAAGAGACGTGTCAGTAGTCCTAACCTCAATCAGCTCCTCTAGGGTTGATGGTGTAGTTCGATTTGGGACCTCTGGTGTTTCAACAGTTGGCGTATCCCTAATCGCTATCGGAGTGCCTGAGTAGGAAAGTTTGCCATGGCATTAATAGACATGGAAGCATATAACAATGCACCAGTAATTCCTGGAAGTAAAAAGGTATGGTTTTTAAACGGTAGCCTAGTCAGGATACATCACTTGAATAAGTCAAACGGAATTATGTCTGTTTACAATATTACAAAAGATCAAATAGAAAGCTGCCTAATATCAGACTTTAAGAAAAACAGGGAACGTGCCTACACTGTTGGTGAGACGGCACAGCTAGTAAATAGGCACAAGAAGTACTTGCCAAACTTAATGAAGCGTGGCATAATTCCACATCCAACAGGATCTCAAAAGGGTGGGGCAACTGGATGGCAGGTAAGAAGTTATTACTCTGAATCACAAGTAAGAGATATTCGTGATATACTTGCTTCCTACCATATGGGTAGGCCAAGAAAAGATAAGTTGATTACTAACGATATAACTCCTTCATCACAAGAGTTGACACGGAGAATGGGCGATGGTATACTGACTTATACGAGGACTGACGATGGAAGATTTATCCCAGTCTGGGCAGAATCAATCTAAGAAAGAGATGGGTATGAATAACGAAGAGACAAAGGTAACAGTTGGTTTGGGCTATACACTAAACCTAGGAAATTTTCAGTCGCTTAGAATTGATCTAAGCGTTAGCGACAACAAGCGAGACGGAGAAAACATCAATGATGCTTTTGAGAGAGTCTACTCATTTGTTGAAGAAAAGCTATCAAGCAAGGTCAAGGAAGCATCTGCTGAGGTAGAGGCAAAGTAAATGGCTGATCGCAAAGACCAAATGGCTTTGCTCAGCAAGTTTGAAAAGCATTATCAATTCAAGTATGATGCAAAGCCAAATTTAAATCGATGGGCGGAAGCCTGGGCAGCCGATGCAATTATAGACTCTTATGGTTTACAAAAGTGCTATGAGATGTTAGAATATTATTTCGATGTGCATTCAGCACCAACCTGGAAAAATTTTGCAGGGCAAATTAACAACCTGATAGATGCCAAGTCTCGTATAGATCAGGATAGCGAAGAACGTATTGAGAGACGACGTAGGGCGAAAGAGTGGCTAAGTGAGTAATACAGAAGATAGACTGATATCAGCAGTCCTTGAGGACAAGCAGGTACATGTCCTATTGCAGGCAAACGTTGAGTCAATCTTGCGTACTCACACTGACATCTGGGAGTTCATTCGTAAGTATACTGAGACGAATGGGTCAGTTCCACCAAAGACATTGGTGGTTGAAAAGTTTAGAGACTTCTCGCCAGTAGACGGAGTTGGTGCAACCAAGCACCACCTAGAAGAGCTACAGGCAGAGTATCTTCAGACCAGCCTCAAGCAAATTCTGGTATCTGCAGCAACAGATGTTCAGGACGGAAGGGGCGTACAGGTCCTCGAATCGCTAATTGCCAAAACATCAGAGCTAAAGAAAAATACCTCAGTAATCCGTGACATTGATGCTACAGATCTTCAGTCTGCAGTTGCATACTATGAAAACGTACAGAAGCAGCAAGAGCTTGGTGTGCTTGGAATTAAGACTGGCCTTCCAGGTTTTGACAACTATCTGCCATCTGGAATTATGCCAGGACAGCTTGGAGTTATGCTTGCTTACCCTGGTATTGGTAAGTCTTGGCTATCATTATACTTTGCAGTACAGGCATGGAAGCAGGGCAAGTCTCCTATGGTTATCAGCCTTGAGATGAGTGAGACTGAGGTTCGTAACCGTGTCTTTGCAATTATGGGAGAGGGGCTGTGGTCACACAGAAAGCTTGCTAATGGAGATATTGAGATTGAGGATCTGAAGCGTTGGCACTCTAAGGCACTTGAAGGCAAGCCAGAGTTTCACATTATCTCTAATGACACTGGTGGAGAAATTACTCCATCTGTCTTGCGTGGTAAGATTGATCAGTATAGACCAGACTTTGTTATCGTAGACTACCTACAGCTAATGAGCCCAAATCAGAAGTCAGATAATGAGACGGTACGAATGAAGAACTTGTCACGTGAGCTAAAGCTAATGGCAATTGGAGAAGAAGTCCCAATCATTGCAATCTCATCGGCAACGCCAGACGACGTTACTAAACTTGACACTGTTCCTACTCTAGGACAGACTGCCTGGTCACGTCAGATTGCTTACGATGCTGACTGGGTCCTTGCACTAGGTCGTGGAACCAATTCAGACATTATTGAGTGTGTCTTTAGAAAGAACCGTAACGGATTTATGGGAGACTTCCTGGTTCAGGTAGACTTCGATAAAGGCTGGTATCGCTACAAGGACTTTGAAGATAAGTAGGTATAATGGTGTATGGACAATTTGCACCACAAACCTATTAGGAGGTTTCATCTGGATGGCAACATTCATGATGATTCAGCTATAGCACGTCTTAGATTTGAGTATCAACAGCTATTAATAACTGAAATGAAATTGTCTGGATACGTGCCAAGGGTTGACATAAATCCAGACTTTACGCTAAACTATAATCAACAGAAACAGTATTTTGAATTTGAATTAAGTATTTATGGAGTATACGTAGGAAAGAAAAAGAGCGAATGGATAACGGGAATAGACGAAACAAAGGCAATTTATATAGCCCAGAACAAATTAAAAGAGTTCTCACGGGAGCAGGCCTAGACATTGAGTCAGAAGTAGATTCTGACTATATTATATTTTGCCCATTTCACGGCAACAGCAGAACTCCTGCTGGTGAGGTAGACAAACACAGTGGTGTGTTCTTCTGCTTCTCATGTCAGCACGTCACAGATCTTATCCAGCTAGTTATGCACACCTCTGGCAGAACATACTTTGAGTCTGCTAGGTTTATTAAGAGCAAAGAGCAAGAGTCCTCTATCCTAGATGCGGTATCCAAGAATCTAGTTGAAAAGCCTATGTATACTCAGTACGACCAGGTTCTGATCAAGAGACTAAATCAGCAAGCACTGGATTCACCAAGAGCCATGAGGTATTACTCTGGCAGATCCATTACAGAAGATTCGATTAAGAAGTTCGCTCTGGGCTATTCTGAGAAGCAAGACATGGTGACTATACCTGTACACTCTCCAGACGGCATGGAAATTGGCTTTGTCGGCAGATCTGTTGAAGGCAAAGATTTTAAGAATACTCCAGGCATGCCCAAGAGCAAAGTCCTATTTAACCTTCATAGGGTTAAGTCATCAAATAAAGTTTATGTAGTTGAGTCATCGTTTGATGCCATAAGACTAGACCAATGCGGATTCGCAGCGGTAGCAACTCTAGGAGCAAACGTATCCAACTACCAAACAGACCTACTACAAAAATACTTCAATAGCGTAATTGTTATTGCAGACAATGATGAAGCAGGCGGTAACATGAAAGACAGAATAGCTGAAAGGCTTGGACCTCGTGTTACTGTTATCAAACTAGATAAACAATATAAAGATATTGGCGATATGGATGATGATGCGATAAAGTCTTTAGACGAATCGTTTGACAAATCTATTGCTGCCATGCTAAACTAAAACACCAAAATACAAGGAGAAAAATGAGCGTAGTAAAAGGGCTAAAGAATATCAATGCACTACTTGATAAGCCAAAGTATGATGAGAGCAAGGCCAAGGTTCGTTGGCTAAAGCTGGCTGATGGCCAGGCAGTAAAGATTCGTTTTATTGAAGAGTTGGATGAGGATAGCCCAAACTACTCTGAGGAGCGAGGCCTTGCCCTGGTTGTTAAGGAGCACACTAACCCAAAGGACTACAAGCGTAAGGCTGTAGACACCATGGACGACGAGGGTCGTGACTGGGCAGAAGAGATGCACCGCAAGGATCCAAAGGCTGGTTGGCGAGCACGTATGCGTTTTTACTGCAACGTACTAGTTGACGATGGTCTAGAGGACCCATATGTTGCAATCTGGTCTATGGGAGTATCCAAGCAGTCAGCATTCAACAACATTCGTGAGTATGCTATTGACACTGGTAGCATCTCAAACCTAACCTGGAAGGTAAAGCGTAACGGTCAGGGAACTGAGACCAGCTACACTCTTCTACCTTCTACTCCAGACAGCGAGCCTTTCGACTGGAAGGATGTTCGACCATTTCCACTAGAGTCTGCACTGAACAAGATTCCGTATGCAGAGCAGGAAGCTTTCTACCTTGGTTTTGATGGACCAAGTGCTGGATCAGCTACCAACATGGATTGGTAAGAATAGTCTATGAGCTACATTGGTCTACATGTTCACACCCATTACAGCCTATTTGATGGAATTGCTACGCCTCTAGAGTACGTTGAACGTGCTAAGGAGCTAGGCATGACCTCTCTTGCTATCACAGACCACGGTTCGTTGTCTGGGCACAGGGAGTTCTATCGTGCTGCAAAGGAGCAGGGCATTAGACCAATCCTTGGTGTAGAAGGATACATTACTGCAGACAGGTTCGATCAGAGAGACAAGCAAGAGCGTGAGGGTCTGCTTGATCTTGTCTACAATCACATTATCGTTCTTGCCAAGGATGAAGCTGGGCTTGAGAATCTAAACAAGCTCAACGAGATTGCGTGGACTGAAGGTTATTACAAGAAGCCACGTATCGACTACGAGGTACTAGAGAAGTACTCAGAGGGACTTATTGTTCTTTCTGGGTGCCTCTCTGGTGCCCTAGCCAAAGCCATTGAGGCTGAGGAGTTTGCGGAAGCAAAGAGAATTATTGAGTGGCACAAGCGTGTATTCAAAGATGATTACTACATTGAGGTTATGCCACATAACCCTGCAGAGGTTAACAAGCAGTTGCTTGCCTTGGCAGATGAGTTTGGAGTAAAGGCTGTTGTAACTCCAGACTGCCACCACGCACACACTGGACAGAAAGAGATCCAGGAACTTAAGCTAGTACTAAACACATACTCAAACAAGGTCCAAAAGGATTCAACCTATGAGAAGTCAACCAAGTTCGACAATCTTGTAGATAGACTTCAGTATCTTTATGGAGACCGTGACATTAGCTTTAGCGAATACGACATCCACCTCCTATCAGATGAAGAGATGCACAATGCGATGAAGTCGCAGGGTATTGATCGTGAGGATATGTATAAGCACACACAGGAAATTGCTAACAAGATTCAGGACTACGACATCAAGGATTACCTTGACCTACTCCCAGTACAGTATCAGAACCCGAACAAAGAGCTTAGAGAGCTTGCTGTAGCAGGTCTAGAGAAGCGTGGAGTTCTATCTGACGAGTATCTTGCTAGGCTAGATGAAGAGCTTAAGGTTATTGAGGACAAGAACTTTGGACCATACTTTTTGGTTGTTCGTAATATGATTTCATGGGCAAAGAAGGAAGGCATTATGGTAGGACCAGGTCGTGGTTCTGCTGCAGGGTCCTTGCTATGCTATGCCCTAGAGATTACAGACATTGACCCAATCCCACATGGCTTATTGTTCTTCCGTTTTATTAATCCAGAGCGTAACGACTTTCCAGATATTGATACAGACATCCAGGATTCACGTCGTGAAGAGGTTAAAGACTATCTTGTCAGACAGTATCGACATGTTGCATCTATTGCTACCTTCCTTGAGTTCAAAGACAAGGGTGTTGTGCGAGACATTGCACGTGTGCTACACATTCCACTAACAGACGTTAATAAAGTTATGAAGGTTGTTGATACCTGGGATGACTACTGCACCTCTAAGCAGGCTGCATGGTTCCGTGAGAAGTATCCAGAGATTGAGCAGTATGGAGATCAGCTCCGTGGTCGTATTCGTGGCACTGGTATTCATGCTGCTGGTGTTGTAACCTCCAAGTCTCCAATCTTTAAGTTTGCCCCAATGGAAACTCGTCAGTCTCCAGGTAGTGGTGGAAGAATCCCAGTGGTAGCTGTAGACATGCAAGAGGCAGAGCGTATTGGTCTAATTAAGATTGACGCACTAGGGCTAAAGACATTATCAGTATTACGTGACACTCTTGATATTATTAAGGATAGGTCTGGCAGAGAGATCAATCTGCTTGAGCTAGACATGGAAGATTCAAGCGTTTATGATATGCTTTCTTCTGGTTATACCAAGGGCGTATTCCAATGTGAAGCTACACCGTATACTAATTTGCTGGTCAAGATGGGTGTCAAGAACTTTGCAGAGCTTGCAGCCTCTAACGCTTTGGTTCGTCCAGGTGCTATGAATACCATTGGTAAAGACTACATTCTTCGTAAGCACGGTAAGCAGAACATTGCGTATCACCACGTCAAGATGAAGCAGTTCACTGCTGAGACCTATGGCTGTATCTTGTATCAGGAACAAGTTATGCAGGCTTGTACAGAACTTGGCGGTATGTCAATGGCTGAGGCTGACAAGGTTCGTAAGATCATTGGTAAGAAGAAAGATGCCAAGGAGTTCGACCAGTTTAGGGATAGGTTCGTAAAGGGAGCATCAGAATATGTACGCCCAGAGGTCGCAGAAGAGCTCTGGACGGACTTTGAGGCACATGCTGGATACTCTTTTAACAAGTCTCATGCTGTGGCTTACAGCACCCTTTCATACTGGACCGCATGGCTAAAGAAGTATTACCCAATTGAGTTTATGTACTCCATTCTTAAGAATGAAAAGGATAAGGATGCTCGCACAGAGTACTTGATCGAGGCCAAGCGTATGAACATTCCCATTCGTCTTCCACACATCAATGAGTCCGACATGGACTTTAAGATTGAAGGTAAGGGAATTAGGTTTGGTCTGTCGTCTATTAAGTTTATTAGTGATAATATTGCACAGAAGTATATTGCACATAGACCATTCCGCTCTTACAAGGAGCTAGAGGAGTTCTCTTTTGGCAAGGGTAATGGAGTAAACAGTCGTGCACTACAGGCTCTAAGGCTAATCGGTGCTGCAACCTTTGATGATAATCCTAGGAATGATCAAGAGGTCAGGGAGAATCTTTACGAATACCTAAACCTTCCAGAGTTTAATATTAACATTCCTTCTCACTACTACGCATTTATCAATGATGTAGAAGAGTTTGAGGAGAAGGGGTCCTTCATCCTTATGGGTATGGTTAAGGCAATTAAGCGTGGCTCTGGTTGGTCACGTATTGAGATTCTAGACAAGACGGGAAGCGTGGGTATCTTTGATGAAGAGCAAACTGCAATTGAGCCAGGCCGTACGTACCTTCTATTGGCTAGTGATAACAGGATTATTTCTGCTATCCCAGCTGATGAGATAAAGGGGAATGACTCCGCACTGGTAAAGTTCTTAAACTATAAGCAGTTGCCCTATAAAGAAGAAGAGATGTATGTGGTGGCATTCAAGCCACGCATTACCAAGGCTGGCAAAAAGATGGCATCGCTAACTTTGGCAGATGCAACTAGGGAGCTTCACTCTGTTACGGTATTCCCTACGGCTTTTCCTAAAGCTTACATGAAAATCAAAGAAGGACAGCCATACAAATTTGAATTTGGTAAAACAAAAGATGGAACAATCATAATGGAGGATGTAATTGACAACAATTGAAGAAGCAATGGCACAGCTTGACCCTAAGATTAGGAAGAGGCTGAGCAATGGAGAGGGTATCACAACTGAGCTACAGCCAACACCAAGTGCTGGTCTTAATAGGGCACTAGGCGGTGGTTTTCCATATGGTCGTCAGGTACTACTTTGGGGTAGTAAGTCTAGTGCTAAGTCATCGCTATGTCTGCAAATGATTGGTATGGCACAGAAGGAAGGTAAGCTTTGTGCCTGGGTAGATGCTGAGATGTCTTATGACGAAGAGTGGGCAAAGAAGCTTGGTGTCGATACTAGTCAGCTCATCTACTCAGAGGCAAGAAGCATCAATGACATGGTAGATGTTGGCGTTGCCCTACTTCAGGCTGGCGTAGACATCATTGTTATTGACAGCATTAGCTCGCTATTGCCAGCAGTATACTTCGAGAAAGACTCTGATGAACTAAAGGCACTAGACCAGACTAAGCAGATTGGTGCAGAGTCTAAGGATCTAAAGCATGCATGGCTAATGCTTAACTATGCAAACAATCGTGAAAAGCCTGCACTAGTAGTTGCTATCTCTCAGGCACGTAATAACATTCAGGCTACATATACCCAAGCAGCACCAACTGGTGGGTTGACAACGCAGTTCATGTCGTCTACAATTGTTAAGTTATTCTCATCAAGCTCAGACTCTCAGGCCATTAAAGCTAAGATTCCTGTTGGAGATAAACTAATTGAGCAGAAGGTTGGTCGTAAGGTGCGTTGGGAAGTGCTTAACTCTAAAACGTCTGCACCTGGAGACAGTGCTGAGTATGACTTTTACTATAGGGGTGACCTAATTGGAATTGACTCTATTGCAGATCTAGTAGATACTGCAGAGATGCTTGGTTTTGTAAATAGAACTGGTGCCTGGTATCAACTTGAAGACGGTACAAAGCTTCAGGGAAGAGATGCATTTATCAACAAGGTAAAAGAAGACAAAGACCTATACGAATCACTAGTTGCAAAGGTTAATAATGTCTAAGTACACAGTTTATAGTGGGCAGTTCCCATGTCATACCTGCAAGGCCGTAGTTCCTAGCTTAAGGCTATACTCTGAAACCAAAGAGGTAACATGGGTTTGTCCAGAAAAACACTTGAGCAAAGTTAGCCTTATAGCTAAAAAGAAAACAAAGAAAGATTATGAGTGAACGTGGCGAGATCAAACGTCTTGGTGCCAAGGGCATAAAGAATAGTGGTCGTGGAAATACCAAGGGAGATGCAATCTTTGAAAGCTTCACCGTTGACTTCAAAGAGTATCCAAAGGGCTTTACTGTAAACCAGGACAACTGGGCTAAGGCAGTAACTGATGCCATGAAGAATAAGAACGACCCAGCCATTGTGGTGGTATTGGGAGAAGAAAATCGTAAAACAAGACTAGCAATCATCGAACTGAGCTTGCTAGAACAATTAATAGAAGGAAGCAAAGAATGAAAATATTACTACTAGACATTGAAACAACTCCTATGCAAGTTTATGCATGGGGTCTGTGGGACCAGAACATTAGCATTGATCAGATCATTAAGAGCAGTGAGATGCTTTGCTTTGGTGCTCGTTGGTTAGGCGAGAAGAAGGTTATCTTCAAATCTGTGCACCACGATGGCAAGCAGGCAATGCTTGAAGAGCTGCACAAGCTAATGAATGAGGCTGACCTATTGGTTGGCTGGAACTCAGCAGCGTTTGACCACAAGCATATCAACCGTGAGTTCCTTGAGAATGGAATGACACCGCCTGCACCAGTAAAGGACCTGGACCTTATGAGCATTACCAAGGCCAACTTCCTATTCCCATCTAACAAGCTAGACTATGTGGCACAAAAGCTTGGAGTGGGTGCAAAGGTAAAACACTCTGGATTTAGTCTTTGGGTTAGGTGTATGGAAGGTGACGAGAAGGCGTGGGCAGAGATGAAAAAGTATCAGATTCAAGATGTAAACCTTCTTGTGGATCTATACGACAAGCTGCTACCTTGGTTTGTTGCTGGGGGCAGAGCTACATCTAAAGAAAAGCAGGCTATATCATCTAGCCCAGAACCTGAGTCCGTGGTATAATTAATGGTAATGGAAACAGAAAACAAAAATACAATCGATATGATCAACGGTCTTGCAGAGATTGCAGACTACATGCAGGACGAAGAATTGACCCAAGCACTTGTCTTTATTTCAAAGGTAATTGTTAAGCCAGATATTCCACTGCAAGTAGCAACTCTTGAGGTCGTTAGGTTGCAAGCCATTGCTGCTAAGATGGCATTCCGTGCAACCTGGTTGACTAACGTAGACAAGGGAGATAGAGCGAAGAAGAATATTTATTACACAGCTGCAGAAGCCATTAATGGTTTGGTTGCTGTTCTTAAATACATTATTCGCTAGTGTCATTATGGCTAAAAACTTTTTACAGCAGGTAATGCTAAAGAAAATCGAAAGCAGCAAAGAGTCTTTTATAAATACTCAGGACCTCATCGATAGGATCCAGCACGGATATATCGCTAAGCGTGAGCCTAAGTTTGCTCAGAAGAAAACTTTTGCACCAAGCACGATTGCATATTCTCATGGCGAGTGTCCACGATACTGGTATCTAGCATTTGAGGGTGCAGTGTTTGAGGATAATGCAGATGCCTATGGCGGTGCAAACATGACTGCTGGCACAAAGTCTCATGAGCGTATTCAGCAAGCCATGGCAGACGAGGGCATTCTAATTGACTCTGAGTTCAAGGTAACATACAGCGATCCGCCAATCTTTGGCTTTGGAGATGTTATACTAGACTGGGCAGGAAAAGAGCTCTTGGGTGAAATCAAAACGATGCCATCCGAAGGCTTTGAATATAGGAGGGCAAGCGGAAAAGCAAAGCTTGGCCACCTAGTTCAGCTGCTGATTTACATGAAGATCTTAAACAAGACAGAAGCAGTCTTGATTTATGAGAACAAGAACAATCACGATCTTCTGGTTATACCAGTACAGATTAATGATTACTATGTTAGGTGGGTAAACCAGACATTTGAATGGATGAGAACGGTTCGTAAGGCTTGGACAGATAAGACTTTGCCTACAAAGAACTACAGATCTAATTCAAAGATTTGCAAGACATGTCCAATTCGGGCAACTTGTGACTCAGCTGGCGAGGGACTAATTAAGATTAAGTCCCTGGAGCCACTTGATGAAGCACAAGCATTGTGATTGGTGCGATAGCCAATTCCAAACCAACGTATCTTATCAGATATACTGCTCTTCAGATTGTAGAGAATCTGCAACTAGAGAGAAGATAGCACAGAGGTATGCTCAGAAACGACGCACAAAGCGACTTGGAAAAGATCGTAAGTGTAAGTCCTGTGGCATACCTCTTTCTGCATATAATGACCAAGAGCTCTGTAGCGAATGCTTGGTTAATCCAGCAGAAGTAAAGAAAGCATTAAAAGAGCTAAAAGGATTTGCCAATGGTAAATCTGAGTAACTTTGTGAATAAGCCAAATAGGATTGTTTCTATTGATGCAAGCACAAACAATATCGCATATGCAATCTTTGAGGGAGACAGGTTGGTTAGATCTGGTAAGGCTCAGTTTGTTGGCACAGATGTTTTCAAAAAAATATCAAGTGCCGTACAGATTGTTCATGAAGTGGTCAGAGAAATGAACGTGGACGCTCTTGTAATCGAACGAGCAGTCTTTATCAATAGCCCAAAGACGATGTCTGAGTTGTCCATGGTGCAGGGTGCAATAATTGCTGGTGCATCTCTAGCTGGGGTAAAGGTGTTTAAGGGTACGAACCCAGTTGCCTGGCAGAGCTTCATTGGCAACAAAGTATTGACAAAGGTAGAAAAGCTAGATATAGTTTCTAGGTATCCAGGAAAGTCAAAGAGTTATTATAAGGCAATGGAAAGAGACATTAGAAAACAAAGAACTATAAACTTTGTTAATATAAACTATGATCTATCCATCGATGACAACGATATTGCCGATGCAATTGGCATTGGGCACTACTCATTGCGTAACTGGGAAAAGCTGGGGGATTGACAAAAATGGCACCATCTGTTAAACTATATACAAATGAACTATGGCTGAAGAAGCGATTTCATGTAGACAAGAAAACGCCAGAGCAAATTGCAAAAGAATGTGGGACTAGCGTAGAAACTATTTATGTCTATCTTGCAAAATTTGGATTAAGAAAGTCTAGACGATGAAATATATAAAGCACTTTGCCAATGTGATCAGATATCATATTAATAGAATAACCTGTAAGCATTCAGACTCAAGGGTTGCGTCTTGTCCGTTTACTGGGTATACTTATACAAGCTGTTCAAAATGTGGACAAAGAATGAAAGTGGAGAAGACTGTTGGCTAGACGTAAAAATGCTGAGGTAGCACCTAGTTACTTTGAGACCGTTCCATACATGGAGATAAACGGATTCCCTGTCCAAGCTGGAGAAGTCATCAAGATCAATGGTGAGTGGGGCAGCAAGTTTAAGTTTGTGGGGATTACCACAAATACCCTGACAGGAGCTTCCTGGGTTGATTGCTTTGAGATTATTGGTGGGGTATCATCAGTATTCCGTTCCTTTAAGCAAGACAGAGTAAAGCGTATCCCAAAGCGAGGAAAGAGGGCAAAGCGTGTCGTTTGAAGACCTTACAGTAGAACATCTTGATACAGTAAACAAGGTAGTTGAAAAGTATCTTGCTGGAACCCCAGAGACCCAGATTTCTAAAGAGTTGGCTATCCCAAGACAAAAGGTAGTTGGGTATATCAATGAATGGCGTACAATGGCAGCAGACAATGCTGCTATTCGTGCACGTGCCAAGGAGGCCTTAGTTGGTGCAGACACCCACTATAGTAAACTAATTAATAAAGCATATGAGGTAATCGATGAAGCTACCACTACTGCTAATCTTACAGCAAAGACTGCAGGAATTAAGCTAGTAATGGATCTAGAGCGTACCAGGATTGACATGCTTCAGAAGGCTGGACTACTAGAAAACAAAGAGCTAGCAGAAGAGATGCTTGAGATCGAAAGGAAGCAAGAGGTTCTTGTTAATATCCTTAAAGACATTGCAGCCGAGCATCCAGAAATTAGAGATGAGATTATGCGTAGGCTATCTAGCGTAGCCAAAGACAAAGAGGTAATAACGGTAGTCCACAATGTTTGATGATTTTTTAGAAGCACTCAAGTCTGACAATTTTGAGGAGCGTCCAGTAGATGCAAAGACTTTTGTCGAAGGTGAAGACTTTCTTGGGCAGCCTCCGCTGTCAGACGTGCAGTATGACATTGTAGAGGCCATGAGTCAGATCTATAAGCTAGAAGACGTTATTGAGCTTCTAGGCGATACAGAGGGGAGAAGGTATTATAAAAAGTATACTAAGAACGAAGTTATTCTTCAGCTGGGCAAGGGGTCTGGTAAAGACTTTACGTCTACAGTTGCGTGTGCCTATATCGTCTATAAACTTCTTTGCCTTAAGGATCCTGCACGGTATTTTGGTAAACCTGCTGGCGATGCCATTGACATTATTAACGTTGCGATTAACGCCCAGCAAGCGAAAAATGTATTCTTTAAAGGCTTTAAGACTAAGATTGAGAGGTCGCCTTGGTTTGCTGGAAAGTATAATCCAAAAGCAGAATCCATTGAATTTGACAAGTCTATCACTGTTTATTCAGGACACTCCGAAAGAGAGTCACACGAGGGTCTCAACCTTATTCTTGCGGTACTTGACGAGATCTCTGGATTTGCTACAGAGGTTGGAACTGGTAATGATCAGGGTAAGACGGCAGACAATATCTACAAAGCCTTCCGTGCTTCTGTAGACTCTCGTTTCCCAGACCTTGGGAAAGTTGCACTCCTATCATTCCCACGTTTCCCTGGAGACTTTATCTCTGCAAAGTATGATGCTGCGATTGCAGAAAAAGAAGTGGTAGCAAAGACTCACAGATTTATTATGAATCCAGACTTGCCAGAAACTCAGGATGGGAACTACCTGGATATTGAATGGGACGAAGACACTATCGTAAGCTATAAGTATCCTGGTGTGTTTGCACTAAAAAGACCAACCTGGGTAGTAAACCCAACAAGAAAGATTGATGACTTTAAGTTAGCGTTCTTTACAGACATGGGTGATGCCATGCAACGCTTTGCGTGTATCCCAACATTCTCGTCTGATAGATTCTTTAAGCAGACTGATAAGGTCAAGGCTGCAATGACAATTCGTAATCCTTTAGATTCTATCAGGAGGTTTGACGAATCGTTTAAACCAGATCCAGATAAGATTTACTACGTCCACGCTGACCTTGCACAGAAGCATGACAAGTGTGCAGTCGCAATTGCTCACGTTGACAAGTGGGTAAATATCCAGGTACTTAAGGACTATCAGCAGATTGCTCCAGTAGTAGTAGTGGATGCCGTTGCATGGTGGGAACCAAGAACAGAAGGGCCAGTAAATCTTTCAGAAGTGAAGCAGTGGATTCAAAACTTACGCAGACAAGGATTTAATATTGGAATGGTGTCGTTTGACCGCTGGCAATCATTTGATATTCAGAATGAGCTGAAGCAGGTAGGCATGAGAACTGAAACTGTTTCTGTTGCCAAGAAACACTATGAAGATATGGCTATGCTAGTTTATGAAGAGCGTCTGGCCATGCCAATGATTGATCTTTTGTTCGAAGAACTTACAGAGCTTAAGATCATGAATAACAATAAAGTTGACCACCCTCGCAAAAAGTCTAAGGACCTTGCCGATGCCGTGTGTGGTGCAGTCTTTGGTGCCATATCTCACACACCAAGAGACCTTAACCTTGAAGTTGACATTCACACATTTAGAGATAGGCCAAAAGAAAGCCTTGACGAAAATACTAACGGTGTGATAAAATATAAGCCTATGCCAAATGATGTCAAAGAATACTTGGCTAGATTCGATCTAATCTAGATTCAAACTAAGGAGAAAACCAATGAAGCTTAATAAGCTAGCAATTGGCCTGGTCGCAGCATTGACCCTAGGCCTAGCTGGTGTTGCAGCATCTGCTAACACCCAGACACTAACC